ATCTATATCCACAAATTCAGTGGAAAAGTTTGAATGTTTCTGGAAACTTTCCACAAAATAACTGTAGTCTGGATCTATCGTAAAAAATCTCTCTTGAGGCCCAGAAGCCGAGAGTTGGACTTGTCCAGCCATTACTACTATATCTATCTAAAATTTTAATCCAGCTAAACCACTCTCGATGCGCAATACGTTGTAATTCACGGCATATATTCTAGTGTCATTTTCGTACGTAGCATCGATCGGTGTAATCTCGAGTGTAAAAAGTTTATGAGATATGCGACTCATATTGACCTGACCAGTTGGATACGGCATCTCTGGTTTTAGGGAGAATGAGTACATACCGAACTTCGATGGACCTAGACGACGAGTTGAACCGTTAATCTGCTCGGTTGTAAAATCGAGTGCTAATGGGGAATTCACATGATATTTGAGTGCTTGTTCGTATGTGAGAAAGAGACCGTCTCGGCTGAATACAACTTCATTATTGAAACGGAGTTCGGCATTCACGATTTCATTGTAATAGTTTGGTATGTTATTGAGAGATGCCAATTTGGAATGTGATACGAAGAACATCTCTTTCACTGGATGTTGAAAATTGAGCATCACAGACTTTCTATTTTCACCGGGTTTCATTATGAATTTTGCCACTTGGACTTGGGTGATGACATAGTCTAGAGGTCTGGACATGAGATACCCCCTCTCTTCGGGAGTCACATAGACAAACTCAGTATCCAACGAGAATTTCGCGATCGAAGCAGTCACGTCAGAGATACCTTCTATGTCGGCTGTACCCATATTCCTGACAAGTTCGTTGAGGGGTCTCGTCTTGATTCTCACTTCGATCAATTGTTTCGTGAGGGCACACGTGGGTATAGCGAGAGACGGATTCCTGTAGAAATAGAATGGAAGATCTAAGAAGTACGTGTATTCACCAGCATAACTCAAATAATTCCCATGGCCATTCAGGAAATAGATTGTCTGTTCTATATCATCATTAGTGTTGTTAAGTTGTTGGTGCATGTAAATGTATTCACCTGTGATTCTCTCGATCGGTTGCCCACCGATGAGAAGTTCAGCGTACTCTATCATCGTCGTAATCACAGACGGGGACCAAACTAAGTCGTTTTGACCGTCATCATCTGGTTGTGGGTCGGTCAGAGTCACTTTAAGGGTCATGTTTCTCACGAGATCACCCTTGTCACCAGGTATTCTACACTCTATTATTTGCCCAAAATCAATGTTCCCATCGAATTGACTTTCCACAAAGTCGAAGGAGAACTTTGTGTGTTTCTTGAAATTCATCAGGAAGTATGAAAATTGTGGCTCACCTGTGATCCATTCGTCTTGGACACCGGTGGCGGCGAGTCTGAGACGACCAGCCATTCCTACTCTATATGAGTAAAATTTTGGTAAATAAAACGAGCCACTACAATAGAATGAATCTTCAGTTGAGGAAGTTCAAACCCGAAACCATCGCGGATGATAAGGTCATCGTATTTATTGGTAAGCGTAATACGGGTAAATCGACGCTCGTGAAAGATATCATGTTCCACAAGAAACATCTCCCAGCGGGTATCGTTCTTTCAGGGACTGAGGAGGGGAACCATTTTTATTCCGAGTTCATTCCCGATCTGTTCATTTACGGAGACTACGATCGTGATGCCATAGAGCGGGTGATGGCGAGACAGCGGAAGTTGGTCGGAAATGGAGCTACAAACTGTGGGGCGTTCATGCTTCTGGATGACTGTATGTACGACTCGAAGTTTCTAAAAGATACGTGTATCCGTCAATGTTTCATGAATGGTCGGCACTGGAAGATCTTCTTCATGCTCACGATGCAGTACGTGATGGACCTCCCACCAGCGCTTCGAGCCAACGTGGATTACGTGTTTATCCTCAGGGAAAACATCATTCAGAACCGAGAAAAGTTGTATAAGTCCTTCTTCGGTATCTTCCCCTCTTTCGATATGTTCTGTAAAGTGATGGATGCGTGTACAGAAAACTACGAGTGTCTCGTGTTGGACAATACGGTAAAGTCTAACAAGATCCAAGATTGTGTGTTTTGGTACAAGGCGACGGTGAGAAAGAACTTCAGGGTCGGTGGTCCAGACCTGTGGACACTTCATAAGAAGATGTATAACCCTAAGCACCTACAGCAGAAGGAAGATGATGCCAAGAAGGCGACGAAAAAGACGAATCTCAAAATCACCAAGACGCGTTGAGTATTGAATTCAAAAACATAGGACTATACTAAATGGATACCATGAATCTTTCTGACGATGGCGAAGGGATGGTTCCTCTTGGTGATAACCCTTCCACGTCTTTTACACCCGAAAAAAATGTAAGACAAAGTAAAGAGACGATGGATTCTACTCCCATTAACGATATCATGATGGACCCTCCCATGATGACCGACGAACCCAGGATGCAGGGTATGATGTCCCAGATGACCGCTCCCCAACCCCAAGGTGCCTACGCTACATCCCAGGCGCCCCCCCAACCTGAGAAGAAGAACCCTCTCAACCTCACGGATGAACAACTCACTGCCCTTTTCGTCGCTGTCTGTACCGCCGCTGCCGTGAGCAAGCCCGTTCAGGACCGTCTCGCGACCTCTATCCCCAAGTTCCTTAACGACCAGGGGGGTAGAAGTGTTGTTGGTCTCGCGACGACTGGTGCCGTAGCCGCCATTCTATTCTACATCGCGAAGGACTATGTCATCAAGCCCTAAAGAGCTGGCGTTTCCCAGCCCATATTACTGTAGATCGATGTATCGATACCCAAAAAATAGGTCAGTAGGGCACCCACTGTGAACGTCCCCACTAGCAAGGCACTCATTTTAAGTTTCTTGCTATTGGATACAGTTGAATCCTCTATCGCCTCCCTCGTATCACTGAAAATCAGGTTTAACGCATAGGTGAGTACGAACGCGAATACCGTCGACGCCAGGAAAAAGACGCGGTCCACCGCGAGACGGGGAATACTCCCAACCATGAGACGAAGCACGTTGGGCATGACGATGGTCATCCAAGTGATGTTCACAAGGTAATTGGTCGACATGTTTGGAACGATCGACATTCCGTAGATAACCACCCAGTAGGCAATGGCAATGAGTAGCACACTCAGAGGTGTCTTCATTTGATTTACGTTGAGATTATTTATCCTGGACATGCTCACCACAGAACTCAGTCTTGACTGGGATTTTGTCATAGATACCGAGTCCCAAACAAATGTTCCGAAGTTCTATGTAATTGTTCCAATATTCATCGGAGTGTTCGTATTCAGTCACGGTACAGTGTGCCAATTCATGAATGAGAACATGGAAAATCTCATTCACTTCACCGTCGAGACACACTGCGATCTCCCCCCCTTTGTTCGTGTTGTATCCGACGGCACCTTTCATGCGAAGGAAACCTGTGATGGGAATACACCGTTTCAACATGTGAAACTTTTCATTGTTCGTTTCGATTAAGTGTTCCCTGAGGATACGATATTTCTCTTTGACGTCAACCAACCTTTGGGGTTCTCGGGTGGTATACAATATCAAGAGATTTAGGAGTAATAAAAGTACGATCATCTGTTATAGACAAAGATAAATTTACTATAGAGTTCTGATATGGGATTCCCCCTGAGTCCCTCCCATGTGTGTAAACGAAACCCGAGGTCTTCTAAGTGTGTCACGAGTTGGTCTTTGTACGCCACCGGTTCAGACTTTGGTCCATCGGCGTAATAAGGGGTCTCTGCTAAGTTGACCCATAACTTCTCTCCAAAGTCTCCGTTTCCGTGATCCTTCATTTTGAAGAAATTGCCCATAGCATCTACTAAAGGTGTTTTGAATAGGATCTTCTCAGAATCTGGAATGATTCCGATAAGATGTCCACCAGGTTTCATACGCTTTTTTATTTCTTTGATGGAACTCATGAAGTATGCCTTCGAAGCGAAGATGTAGTGAAGTGAAAAGTTGAAACATATCGTATCAAACTTTCTTTGTGGACACTCGTGTATGTCACCCTCATAGAAGTTTACTCGCATGTGCATCTTTTTCGCACGGGCACGAGCCTCTTCGAGGGCAGACGGCTCTGGGTCACACATGTTTATGTTGACACCGCACCAGTGCCACTTCTGAAGATCTCCCCCAAATCCACACCCCACGTCGAGGATATGTTGTCCTTCTCGAGCCACGGACTGAATGAGACCCCTCTTCGCCTCGTTATGATTCTTTCGAATCTCTTCCATGTGTACATATCGTTTTACTCTTTTAAGGTATTTTACTTAGGAGCTTAAAGTTTTGAATGCTAAAAGAGATATAATGTCTCTAGAAACCGACTACACCACCGTCCCCGGTCAAGTTTTCGCGTGCATCTCGATCGTAGGTCCCGATTCCCCCCAAAAGACGGATAAACAGGGTATCAAGATCCGCGGGGCTTTCGCGACTCGTGATGAAGCCGCGAACCACGCCAAACGCCTTCAGAAGGAGGACCCCACGTTCGATATCTATGTCGTCGATATGTACAAATGGCTCTTGATTCCTCCCGATCCCACAAAGATTGAGGATGTGCACTACACTAACGAGAAGCTCGAAGAGATCATGACAGGGTACAAGGAGAACCAGTCGCAGGCGGCTCGTATGTTCCAAGAACGTAAGCAGTCCATGACAGCCGGGTCTAATCAACATGTTCCAGGTGATGAAAATTCCAAGTTTTACACCAAGCCTGATGAACCACCCATTTCCCATCCAGCGGAGGTTCTCGAGCGTCTCAAGAAAGAGAAGCCTGATATGAACATGGAAGAACTCGTCAAGGAAGCGGATGCGATCGTCGCCGCGGAGATCGCAGAGCGTCAGAAACAACGCGAAGCGAGCGCCAAACTTGAGGATGTCGCCGAGTAAATAATATTCATATACAATAAACAAAATGATCAAGATTATTGTCACTATAATTTTGGTCAGTGCTTTCTTTATTTTGTTTTTTAATCCGTCGTTTGAATTACAAAACAAAATAGATACTGGAGCCGAAGTCAGTACTACTGCTGGTTTTATCGAAGATACAGATGATGCGTTTATTATTCCGTTGTATCCATCTCCTCTCATTAAAAAAGATACTACGGGTAAAATTAAACCGATATACGGGGACATCGGGACATTCGTTGCGTACTCAAGCGTACCGGAGGATCACTGGTTGCATGGTTTTCCCCATAAAAAAGCCTAAAAGAAAGACTGCGAACGCGATGATCCATGTAGATTTTTCAACCCTATCGAAAAGATCGAACTTCTCGTTTTGTGGTGGGGGTGGGGGAGGTTGCATGGGATAGTCCATGTAATAAGGTTGTTCAGGCTCTTCGTTCTTATCATTTAAAGAATCCATGGTGGGGTTATACTCGATGGGATTACCTATGTCAGTTTCCATTTTCTAATTATACATCTGTTTTTTTTAAGCATCTTCTGACTCACTCTCATCATCCACGATGAAATCCTTGAGATTACCATTTTCATCTGCGTCCTCCTCTTCATCAGAAGAAGAATAGTCCTCCTCATCCCCGGTGTCTAATTCAGAATCAAAATCAGTATCGTGGTCCTCTGGTGAATAGTCATCGACGAGATCTTGTTCCGTGGGCTTGAAGAGCTCAGGTTTCTTTATCTTGCGCCCCGAACGAGTAATCATTTTAAGTTGTAGTAGGCATTACTGTTTAAGTATCTTTATAATGTCTTGGGTCAAACAATGTGTTCTGGGTGTATTCTTCTTACAACGAGGACAATTCTGCTTGATTTCCTTACCTTTGATCAGGTAGGACATCACGGCATCTTCGTGCATCCCCTTGATCGTCTCACAGTAATTAGAGTTTGTGAGGGCTACAAAGTTTGATTTATCCTTCGTCACGTGTATCACCTGTAAGTCCTCCGGTCCGTACATATGTTTCTTGATGAACGCCTCGAGGGGTTCTTTCACGTCACCACATTTTACCTGGGGTTTCTCTACTCGTTTCCTAATCTCTGGACACTTCCTGATATCTTCCTTCTTCGGGTACAAACTCGTGACGATACTCTGTGGAAGCTGGTGCCGTCGCCCACAAAAGTCTTTACAGAACCCATCACGTCTCCCCCTGAGGGTTGGACAAAGACAAAAACATTTCTGAATGATCGTCGGACCACTGATGATGAACCAGACATGATTAGAGCCGTGTTCTCTTTTGAGGTTCTCACAATATTTAGAGGTTGTCGAGACGAGATACGTATCCTTCTTTTTGAAAAATTTAGGAATGTAGGCACCCGATTGCCCCTCCATGTTCGCACGAATGAAGTCCTCAATTTTAGCCTTTAGGGTGTCATCACAGACTTCATCTTTCATCTGTGCAGTCGTGAACGTCCCCTCTTTTATACTCGTAGAGGGAGGTGTCACGTGGATAGTTTGGGGTGCGTCGGTACGCACGGCCGCCATAGTGAGTATCTCCAGGGTTGGTTCTTGACCAACCTGTAGAATCGCACTCAAGGGACCGTGGTGATACATGAAAACGGGTAAATACGCCAATTGATCGATCTTTCCCTTTTCGCATTCAGAACACCCTTGGCCATCGCATAACCCATGTTTCGCCTTCTTATACGACCAAGGCATACGAAACCCACTCCCTTTTGTTTTCCTGGCTGCGTTTCCGTAGACAGAGGCATCGATGATTTCGTTCCAATCCGTACCCCTCCCTTTAGCCTTAGAGAGTGCGACGAGAATATGGTCTCTCAAGGCGAGCGCAGATACCTGGTCCACGACGAAATTATGCCAATTGAGATGGACCCCCGTTTTTATGAGTTCCCCACACTTTTTAGGGGGGGAAATAGATATGAGACAATCCTTACCACCGTGGCGCTTCACCTTATCACATATGACTTTACAGATATCTTTGATTTCATCGAGGTCAAGGGCTTCGGTGTCCTTATAGTCGATGTCCACGAAAAAGTTGTAAAGGGGTGTCTTCTGTTCGACGACGTAAAGTTTCTCTCCGCGTTTGACCGCTTCCACGTACCGCTCGTGAAAGTCGTTCAATTTATCAAATGGCACGGAGAGGACACCACCGTCCATGAGCACATGTGATAGATTGGTTGCGTGAGTAAACTGTTGGGAGGCACACCAACTCTTAAACATGGATTATTAAGGTACCTCTTCTCTAAACCAGGACATA